CTTGACTGGCCGACCTTCTATGGTCCTCAGTTTGACTATGGAGGATTTACGCTGCACTACCGAGGTAGACAATTGAGACATCCCAACTGTTACGTGGGGCCAGCCGGTGTAGTTGGCCAGTGGAGCTGTTACAACTCCTCATCACACAACTTGTTTGTGGGTATTGTTAATAGAGTACTCATGATCAAGAATCCAGGCATTAACTATGACGAGATCATTAGGAGACACCATGGTCTCGACACCAAGTTGATGGATGGGTTGCGGCATAGAACGATGGAACATATTTCTGAACAGGAGTATTTCAGGAGTTCTGAGTTGCTGCCAGTGTGGTTTGGCAACATGCAGAGCATAGGCACTAGGTTGTGCACAGAGGTGAGAGTGAAGAAAATTACTCCTCAGGAGTTTGTGGATAGTAGACCTTCGGGAAAATACCAGGTCTACTTTGAAGCGCTTGAGGAGTTGAGAAGGCAAAGGTATTTATTACCTAAGGATGTTCATGTTAATGTTTTCGTTAAGTGGGAACTAGTGGCATCTGGAGGTAAGGACCCGCGCATTATCTCTCCTCGCTCTTACAAGTACAACATTTTGCTTGGTCAGTACATAAATAAACACAATGAACTGGCAATATACTCCGGTATAGATGCTTTGTGGGGAGAAGTTTCGGTTTTCAAGCACTGTAATTTACAAGCGATGGCTGCTGAGATAGTTAGGAAGTGGAATTCTTTCACTTCGCCAGTAGCGGTAGGATTGGACGCGAGCAGGTTTGATCAACATGTGTCGAAGGCGGCTTTGGAGTTTGAACATTCTGTTTACAAGAAATTGTGGCCAGGGTGTAAAGAGCTCCACAGCTTACTGAGATGCCAACTTGCAAACTATTGCAAGGGTAAAGGAGACTTGTATGATTTTGAGTATAAGGCAACTGGTAGAATGTCTGGAGATATGAACACTTCAGTCGGTAATGTGATTCTGATGACCTCGGTTTTACTTCATTGGAAGGAAACTCTTGGTTTAGAATTCAAACTGGTGAACAATGGTGATGATTCGGTAGTTATAATGGAAAGTGACCACCTTGAGAAGTTTCTCAAGGGTTTTGATCTTTTCTTTGTGGCTTACGGATTTAACATGGTGGCTGAGGACCCTGTGTACACTATTGAGCATATTGAATTCTGTCAGATGAAACCTGTCCATCTAGATAGCGGGTGGATGATGGTCAGGAAACCGACTAGCGTGTTCAAAGACATGATCGCCATCTCGACC